CTAATTAAATGAGTAACACTCTTAAATGAGTCTTCATTAATATCACTTCTCTTTTCAATTTCAATAGTTAATACTTCCTTTGTAGGTAATTCATTATACTTTTCAACAAAAGAAAATATCTCTTCATACACCATCTTCTGATGTGCATCTTCAAAATACTCAGACTTAATGAAAGGTATAGACTTTCTCAAATACTTTTCATTGTGTATTAAATTTTTTAAAATTAGAAACTCAATTTGTTCCATGATAAGCACAACAAAAGGAAATACTCATTCTCACTTTTTTATCTTTGAATGGTGTGACTGTGTGAATCAAATGAGCAGGAAACACAGCAAGTAATCCACTTACAGGATATAGATGATAGTGTTCAATATTGAAAGGACTAACATCTTGACTTTTTCTTAGTCTTATCTTTTGTCCATATGATGGATCATTAAAGACAATAGATCCACCTCTTTTACCATCCCAACTGCCAGGTAAAAGTTTTGGATTATCAAGATACTCAACTCTCATTTCACCATCAACCATTTCATATAATGGATAGTATACACCAGTTAAAGCAGATTCACCATGATGATGTGGCATGTTGATATCACCTGGACCATTTATGTTTGCCCATAACTTCTCTACTATTAAACCATCTTCATGCCCTGTTTGTCTACAGTAATCATTAGAGCATTCTTTAATTTTATCTCTTAGAGTTTTAAAACTAGGATACCTTTCCTCCATCTTGAGAGTGCTATGCCATCCACCCATGTTACTTGCAATCTTTCCACCATCATCTGATTTCTTCTCTGCTAGTATATCATGAACTAATGATACATTCAAATCATGAGATTCTTTACCAAAATTGTAAAGTATAACTGGAGTAGGAAAAGCAGGGAAAAGTTTATTATCAACCATAACTAAACTCTTTGTTTGCAGTCTCTTCTAGAGCTTGCATAACTTCTGGAGTAAAGTAATCATCTGGATTGGCAAGAATTTGTTTACCATAAACTTTCTTACCATTGATCTCATATCTACCTGCTATGTTCTTCCACAATCCACCTATCTCTCCTAGTTCTAGAAGACCATAGTATTTGTCAAGACCTCTTTCATCATAATAGAGTCTAATCTTAACTACTTTATTCTCTTTACTCAACCTTGATTTGTGAGTCTTTGCCTTGATAATATTTCCAATGACTTCTTTTCCATCTTTCTCTTTTGCCTTGCTGAGATAGATGATTGTACTCGCTGCATACTTGAGTCCAGAACCCCCACCCATTTCTTTCGTTGGTACGTAGCTTCCAATGACATCGTATGTATGATTTGTGACAATGAGGGGAACATTTGCTTGTCCAAGTTTTAGGGTTAACATTCTGAATGCACCTTTGACAAGTTGAGATTTGGTCATATCTCTAACTTGTTTATCATCTAGTGCATCTCTAATTTCTTTCTCTGTAGAAAGCATTCCTAAAGAGTCTAACACAAACATACAAGGTTTGCGTTCTTCTATAGGGGTTTTAAGATATATATCTACTGCCTTAAGAGCTTTAGTTCTAAACTCTTCAATTGTCACTACATTAACAACTACAAAACGATCTAAATCTAGACCACGAGACTCCAATAATACTTTATTAACTGCGGCTTCAGTATCAAAATAGAGACAATACCCATCAGGATTAGAATCAAGGAAGTTCTTAACCACTGCGAGGGAGAAAAAAGTTTTTCCAGTAGATGATTCACCAGCAATTGCAGTAATCTTGTTACTAGATACACCACCAAATATAGACCCTGATATAAGTCCATTAAAAATGTACGAACCTGTGTCCACATACTTTTCAGTTTCATCAATATCTGATGCGAGTTGTGTGAAGTCATCTCCTATCTCTTTTACAATTTCCTTTAAAAAATCCATTTCAAATTCCTAATAATTTTTTTTGTCTTTCAAAGTATCCATGGAGAATCCATGAACTACTATTCATTTTATCAGTGCCACCAATACCATATTCAAATCTAACTCTTTCATTGTTAGCAAATCCCATAACTTCTGGAGTATTACTTGATCCTCTATCACCACCATTACAGAAAATAACTTCCTTAGAAATTTCTAAACATTTTCTAATTGCACCTCTAGCACTATCATCACTATCATCCCATGATATCACAGCATCAACCATATTCAAATGTCTTATGATTTCTGCTCTTTCTTTCCATGATTGAAAGTATTGACCTTTCTTTCTTGTTAACCATTCTTCAGTGTTGAGACCTACTATAAGATAGTTAGAGAGATCCTTTGCTCTCTTGAAGTATGATATATGTCCACTGTGAATTGGATCAAATCCACCAGTAACAAGACTCACCTTTTCAAAAAACATACTACCTCCACTTAGTGTAATATGGTTTTTCACTTGCTAACTTTTGAGTTTCTATTTCATCACTTTCATCTGGATTTGTATGATGTGTTACTTCTTTTAGAGTTTTAAGATACTTAAGTACATGATTTCTAATTTCCATAAGTTGATCATAACAACCTTGATTATGAGCACAACCACGCAAATCATGGTCAGGTTTCATAACTGATTCTGTGAATAGAGACAATGCTCTATCATATTTTTGAGATGCTGTCTCAGATGCATCTATTGAGTTTTGGTCTTTCATGAGAAGAATAATTCTAGGTTTACTACTTTTTCAACATTCCATCCAATGGAATCAAGTATAACCTTTACTGGTTCAAGAAACGCTTTATTGAATTGTAGTTCATAATCTATATGCTTGTCAAGGTCTAACTCAGTTGGGAAGTCTGAGATAAAGGATATGACATTTTCATGAATCCAGTTAGGTTTTTTTAGATAACAGAACTTTATCTTTTCACCATTGTTGATTAAAGAATACTTATTATCTAATTTTTTATCTTTTATATGATGGTTATAAAGGAGTGCTCCCCTTGCATGAATGGGAGTTCCTTTAGCATATATGCTAGAAGATGACTTATGTTTGTTAACATTAGACACTGTTCTAGGAAAAGAAATATCTTCTGGTGGTAGTTTTTTAAATTTATCTCTAGACTCATCTATAAATTTGATTACATCTTCTTCAGTGCCACTCATCATAATATTCAAGGCATCTTTAATCATTGCCCTACAAGGTGCAGGTGTTGAAGACTTAACAGCTTCAATACCCATCATCTTTAGTTTAGGTTCTTCATACCTTACTCCTTCACTATCCCACACATTTAAAATATATCTTTTCTTTGCAGTCCATATACCTCTATCAGCAATGTTCTCTCTTTTCATGAACATCTTCTGATCATAAGCATTTACGTAAGTTGCCAACTCTTGATATGATCTATCAATAAATGGCTCCAGTTTGTCTTGGCACACTTTGTCCAAAAGGGAAACAATCTTAGCTTTATCATCAAGTTTAGTATTAAAAAATTTATCAACAAGAGGACCAAAATTGATGTATATAGAGTCTGTATCTGATGCAATAACATAGTCAATTTCTTCTGTATTTAATAATTTATTTAGATAGTCATTCATCTTGTTCTCAATCCATCTTATTGAGACTTGACCTGACAATGTGATTGCTTCTGCATTGGCAAGCTTGTAGTACCTAAAATACTGGTTACCGATAGCGCCATAAGCAGAGTTAAGAGAGATCTTCTTAGCCATTTGGATATTATTGCATCTGGCAATTTCTTTCTCAAGGGATTTAGTTGGAGTTTTTTCATATGCTTGTTTTGCTTCTAACATTCTTTTCTTAAAGACAACTCTTTCTGCATACATCTTTTCCATTAACTCAGGAAGAAATCCTTTTATATCTTTCCTATACTGAGCACCATTTGCACAAGTTGCATATTCACTACTTATATCTATATCCTGATTGAGGAGTCCATCAACATTTGCACTGGGATGTTTTGTTTCCACCAAAGTTTCTGGTGAAATATTATATTGCATAATCAAATGAGGATATAGACTATTCAAGTCAAAAGAGACAACCCAATCATACTTGCCTGGTTTTGGTTCTTTTACATAAGCACCAGCATACTTTTCATCCTTCTCACTTCTATCTTTTGGTGGTATGACAATGTTTCTTTTCTTCAAATAATTATAGATGATAGTGTCCCACATTCTTACTTGATACATCACATCCTGATAATTAACCTTGGCATCATATGCCATAGTCAATGCAAGTTCAATTAGTTTCATCTTGTCTTCAAGTCTGTCAACAAGTTCAACGTCAATGATGTTGTAATCTACAAACTTCTTCCAGTTGCCTTTATAAAATTCTTTAAAGGTATCAAACTCAGAGTGATCCAATTTCTTTTGTCCCAACTCTACACCAGCAATATAATCCAACCTATAAGACTCTTGTGCTTTATAAGTAAACTTCTTATACAACTCAAGATAATCAAGAGTTGTCATACCAGCAATATCATAAACATTATATTTTCTACCAGAAATATAGATTTCATCCTGTGACACTAATCCCCAAGGTGATAGTAATTTACATTTCTTATCTCCCATGATCCTACTAATTCTGCCACAAAGATATGGTATATCATACAATCTAACATTCCATCCAGTAATAACATCAGGTGGATTTTTAGACCAATGATATAAGAAAGAATTAAGCATATCAATCTCATCATCAAAATGATAATAAGTTACATTTTCTTGAGTAGCAACATATGGTTTCCTACCCCATGTTGTAATCTTTTTTGTGGAATAATCTTGTAATGATATTGTCAACATCTCTTCAGAACAAGATTCTGGATCAGGGAATCCTTGTTCAGCCTGAACCTCAATATCCATTGTCACAAGATTAATATGTTTGATATCAAACTTTACTTCATCTTGAGGATACTTATCAGATAGGTATTGAAAAACATATCTGTTATTGCCAAATATCTTAAATCCATCTACATTATCATACTTCTTAAAAAACTCTCTACAATCCCTTACAGTGCCAGGTTTAATTGGTGTAACACTTTCACCATTCAATGTTTTATAATTTGTCTCCTTGTTTGACTTTACATATAATGTTGGTGAATATGCTTCCTTGTATATTTCTCTCTTGCCATCAACAACCTCACGTACCAAAAAGTTGTTACCAATCATTTGAACATTGGTATAGAATCTCATTCTGCTATCACATCCTCATACTTCTTTACTATTTTACTATTAGGTTCTACCAAAGTCAATATCTTATCAGATGACATCATAAAAGTATTTTGAGTTGTTAAATTTAATAACCAAGGAGATAGAGTACCATCATCATTAATAGCAAATGGTTCAGTTAATTTACAATCAGGTTCACCTAGTTCACTCTGAACTTCCTCTATCTGTGTTACTAGTACTTCCTTTGTCAGTAGAACTATCACTTTGAGATTTTCTTTTTTCATAATTTTCACATGCTTTGGTATATAGGTCTTTGAGTTTTGGTTGAGGTTCTACTATACTGATAACCCAATCTGCTACTACAGGTATCTTTTCCTCATCAGCAAGAGGCAACCAAGGTAATAGTTTTATTGAAACAGGTTTTTTATCAAGTGATTGACTTTCATCAACTTGTATTTCTGGTGTTGTAAGTATTGCCCTACAAGGATTTGCAAAGTAATATCCCACAACCACTTGTTTTTCAGTTATCATTTCAGTTATTTCTGAAATAACTTCCTCTCCTGACTTCAACAATGCAAGTTTTATAGCCATGTTTTTAAACAGTTAATAATATTGTAGCATAAAAAAAGGGGGTTGTCACCCCCTGTAATTTAAAGATAGTCTTTTCTAGCATGATGTTCTGGAATTATCTTACCTAGTTTGGCAAGCAATAATCCATCTGCAAAAGTAACATCCTTTACTTCTATGTCATCAGAGAGTGACCATTCTCTTTTAAATGATCTTGATGCAAGACCTCTGTGAAGATATTCTTGATCTTCTTTATTTTCTTTAGTGCCTTCTACCACTAACTTACCATATTCAGTATAAACTTTAATTTCCTTTTTCTTAAATCCAGCTAGAGCAATCTCTAATCTAGATTCTACATTGCTTACATGAACAATATTGTAAGGTGGGTAACTTTGTTGTGTACCTACATTGAATATATTTTCAAAATAAGTATCTAGACCAATACTATTCTTAGTGATCTGTTGCATTAGATCTCCAAGATCAGCAGTGCCATATCTTTCTAAACCGTAGGGGTTGCTCATAATTGTATCTCCTTTAAAAGCGAGTATTTTAGAATGTGAACCTGTTAA